GGAACAGGACAGACAGGGTGGTTGGCGGACACAGACGTTCCCAACGTGGATAGTTATTTAGTACAATTAAACGCAACTTGGCGTTTGCTTAAAATGCAAGGGAAACCTTACGCAGAAGAGCAAAGGGATTACGAGCTAGCACTTGCAGAGAGAATGTCTAGAGATGGTGGAAATAAAACCATAAGACATTTTAGTAATCAAGGTATTAACAGAAGAAGGATAGGTTATCCAGACATTGTTACTCCTTAACTTAAGGTTCGAATGGTTCTTTTTTTACAAAGACAATATCAAGGTTTAGCTCAAGAAAGAAATGGTCAAGCATTGCGCCAAAATGTACCATGTCCTTTTGGAGGATTAAATACTAGAGATGCTGAAAGTGCGATGGAGCCGACAGATGCGGTGATGATGAAGAACTGGATTCCATCCCAAGGATCAGTTGTAACGAGAAAGGGGTATACAGAATATGCTACGGGCTTAACAGGAAATGTTGAGACGTTAGCTGAATATAATGCGGGCGGTACAAGAAAATTCATTTGTGCTAATAGTGATGAAATAAATGACATTACAGTCCCTGCCAGCATTAGCAATCTTGGATCTGGCTTTGCCAATGCAAGATGGCAGTGGGTCAATTTTAATGCTAGTATGTTACTTGTGAATGGAGCGGATACGCCGCAAGTATTTAACGGATCTACGTTAAGCAATAGCACTATATCTGGCCCAACTGTTACTGATTTAATCGGTGTTAACGTACATAAAAATAGAATATATGCTTGGGAATCTGACTCACAATCTTTTTGGTATGGAGCAACTAATGCAGTTGGTGGATCATTTACAGAATTCAATCTTTCCAGAGTTGGTAATTTTGGTGGTAATCTAATTGCAATGGCCACATGGAACCATGATGGCGGAGACGGAGTTGATGATTATGCTCTATTTATGATGTCTAGTGGTGAGGTTCTTCTTTACGATGGAAGTGACCCAGGAGATGCGGCTAATTGGTCTCTAATAGGTGTTTTTACAATAGGAAGTCCTATTGCAGTAAGAGGAATCAAAAAAGTAGCTGGTGATGTTGTAATTATTACAGATCAAGACTTTGTTTTCTTCTCTCAAGTATTTCAAGCAGGAGGGGCAGTATTGTCGCAGACTAAATTATCTGGAGCTGCTGTAGAGTCAGTACAGAATTATAGAAGCAACTACGGATGGGAAATAGAACTTTATCCACAAGCATCAACTGGTAGTTGGTTACTATTTAATGTTCCTGTTTCTACTAATGTTAAGTATAAACAGTATGGAATAAATACAATTACAGGCGCAGCATTTGAATTGAGCAACTGGAATGCTAGGACTTTTGGAGTGTATAATGATGAGCTTTATTTTGGTGAGTCAACAAAGGTAATGAAGGCTGATGATGGACTAAATGATAATGGAAATTTTATCCCTTGTGATGTGCAAGCTGCATTTACCGACTTAGGAAGCCCAGCAGAAAAAACAGTAAATAGCTTTAGAAATACAATAAAAGTAGATGGAAATGTTGTTTTAAATACAACAGTTAGTTTTGACTATGGACAAAGAAGCACTACAAATACATCAAGTAGCGTTTCAAGTGGTACGCCTTGGGGTAGTCCTTGGGGTAGTCCATGGAGTCCGTCAAGTCAATCAAGAAGTGAATTAATTATATCGTCTGGTGAGGGTGTAGCCCTTGGCATGAGGATAAATACAAGTTTAAGTGGTCAGCAACTGTCATGGTTTAGAACTGACTACAGTGTTAATGTAAGTAATATAATATAGATATGGGATTTGGAAGTTCTTTTAAAAAAACGTTAGGTAAAGTCACTAGCACTATTAGTGGTGGCGTAGGTAGTGTTCTAGGAGATGATGTTGGAGGGGCTCTTCAAGGGATTTTTGAACTAAATCCCCTCACTGAATCTGGTATAGATGCTATTAATAGAGAGAATAGGAACAGGGCATTAGAGGGTTTACCTTCGATAACCCCCGAACAAATAACTGCCGCTAATGTATTTAAAAAATTAACTCCTGAGCAACAGAAAGATATCCTGATAAATAACCCAAATATTATTACATCGCAGGGTGAGCAGATTTTTGATCCTTTAACAAACACAATAAGATTAAAAGAATCTGAGTTTCAAACAGGACAAAGAGGAAGGCAAGAGCAGCTTGCTCAAGAATTATCTGGTCAATTAATAGGTCAAACATTACCAGGCACAGATCCAACATCAAGATTTGAATCAGGAAGAAAATTACTTGCACCTGCTTTTGAAGAGCAAAGAGAGCGTTTAGAGCAACAACTAGCAGATCAAGGAATTCCAAGAGGAAGTAAAGCGCACCAGAAAGAGCTCGATAGATTAGAGAGGTCACAAGGAACTCAACTATCCTCTTTAGCAAGAGAAAGTGTAGCGACTAGTGAAGCACAAAGGACTGCTAGATTCAATGAGATCTCTTCTTTACTTGGTCAACAACAAGTTGGAGGTGTTGGTTTCGGTGGCTTCCAACCAGGATTTAGTGGAGTAGATGTATCTGGCCAAGCTTTATCAAGAGATTTACAGCAGAGCCAATTAGCTTTCCAGGGTGAGCAAGCAAGAAAAGATAGAAGCCTAGCTCGTACAAATGCACTAATAGGAGCTGGCGGTCAATTGGGTGCTGCTACAATAGGAGCTGCTGGACAGGCGGGAGGTTTTGGTAAACTATTCTCAGATAGGTCTTTGAAGAAAAATATAGAGACAGTGGGAGAATCAGAGAGCGGAATACCAATTTATAAATTTGATTATATCAATAAAGTCTTTGGTGAAGGTAGATATGAAGGAGTAATGGCCCAGGACCTACAAGAATTAAAACCAGAGGCAGTTATAGAACTAGATAGTGGTACTCTAATGGTTGACTACAGTAAAATTGACGTAAATTTCAGGAGGGTAAACTAATGACTAGAGATAGAGTAAATAGAACAGCTTCTAGAGAAGCATTAAGACAAGCACTACAAACAGGACAGCAGATAAGTCAAAGAGCATCTAGTGGAAAAGGTTTTGATCCGAGAGGTGGTGTTGGTGTTTTAGCAGCTCAACTTGCAACCGCAGGAATAGGAGCTTTTGCACAAAATAGAGCAAGAAAACAATTAGCTGAACTTGAACAACAAGAGCAACAAGCTTTTGCGACTCAATTCCCTCAATTTGCGGGATTAGCAAGTCAAACAACACCTGAAACAAGGCAAGCAGCTATCCAGGCCCAGCTAGGTGGTCAGATTAAACAACAGTTTGCAACACCTAAGCAACCAGATTTTCAAATAAAAGAATCTGAGCAGGGTTTTGTTAGAATTAATCCACAAACAGGTGAGGCCTTTCCTATTACAACTGGAGACCAGCCATTAAAAGGAAAGCCGTCCAAGCCTTTAGTTGAGGTAAAAACAGGCGAGCTTGAGACTCAATTCCAAAAAGAAAGAGGAAGAGGAAAGGCGGCAAGACTGGGTGAAATAATTGAAGCTGGAGATAAATCAACATCTTTCGAAAGAAATATTGATGTAATTGAATCTGCTCTTGATGAGGGAGCTTTTGTTGGTCCAGGCGCTACCAAAATAGCAACAATCAATGAAATCTCCTCTGCATTAGGACTTCCTGCTGGATTAGAAAAAGCTGCAAACACTAGAGTTATAGAGCAAAGACTAAACGATCTAACTTTAGAAGCTACTGGCAAACTTAAAGGCGCAATTTCAGAAAAGGAACTTGATTTAGCTAAAAAGACCATATTTGACTTAGGTACTTCAGAAACGGCTACTAGAAAAGCTCTAAAAACCTTAAGAGCATTATCAAGATACGATCAGCAGTTGTCCGATTTAGCTTCTAGCCTTGAGGATCAGGGGAGGTTTACCTCTGACTTCAGAAAAGAAAAAAGAGTTTTTGACAAAGAATTTAGAAAGAACTTTTTACAAGAATTAAAAGAGCCTGTGGCTGAACCAGCGCAAGGGAACATTAAATTTATAGGATTTGAATAGATATGCCAATAGCTAAAGTACAATTACCAGACGGAAGGATAGCTAAGTTCGAAGTAGCTGAAGGAACCACCCCTCAAGAAGTAGAGGCTTTTGCGGCTCAACAGGTTCAACAACTAAAGCAACCTTCTTTTGCAAAAAGAGCGGCACAAAAAACAGGTGAGTTCTTAGGTGAGTTAGGGCCTGGGCTTGGTGAATTGGGGGCTGGAGCTTTTCAATTAGGTGCTGAGTTAGTTGGCAGAGAGGATATTGCTGGAAGAGTTGGTGAACAAATAACGAGAGAAAGAGAGCAGCTAACAGGAGCGCAAAAAGCAGGAAGAATTGCGGGTCAGATTATTCCATTAGCAGGAGCAGGAGTTGCAACAGGAGCAAGAACAGCCGCAGCATTAGGCGGCGGAGCGACTGCAAAAGCTGCAGGAGCAGGAGTTGCTGGAGGTGTAGCAGGAGCAGAGCTTGGTGCAGTTTCACCTACCCAAGAAGGAACGTTGCCAGTCAGAGCAAGAGAAATTGGCCAGAGCGCAGCATTAGGAACTTTAGGCGGAGCAGTTTTATCTGGAGCCGGTCAGGCAATAGGCGCAGGAGCAAAAGGAATTAAAAGGTTATTCACTGCAGCTTCTCCAGAGGATATAATTGCGAAGAGGCTACCAGCAGGACAAACGGCTGATTTATTAGATCAATTGAAAACAGCAAGTCCAGACTCTCCTATTGCCTTACCAGATGTAGCTGGAGACGAAGTTAGAGGTTTAACACGTGCGGTTGGTAAACTATCGGGAGCTAAAGATATTGTTACAGATGCCTTAGAGGGTAGATCAACAAAAGCAGTTGAAAGAGTTAGTAATCAGCTAGCAAAAGACATATCAAATGCAGATTCTTATTTTGGAAGCCTAGATGATATCGCTAAAGCAAGAAGTGAACTTGCGGCTCCATTATATAAGAAGGCTTTTGCAAAAGGTACAAAACTAGATATAAATAAGAATAAAGAGCTTTTTGAAAAAATAGCTCCAGACCTAAAGGATGCTAGAAGAATATTTAGGTTGGGTGATGAAATAGCTGACAATAGTATAATTATGTTAGACTCTGCTAAGAAGTCGCTTGATGACAAGATTGGGGTTGCTATAAGGCAAGGTGAAAGACAGCAAGCCAAGATTCTAGGAGATATAAAAAGAGAGTTAGTAGGGAAGATTGATGAGTTAAATCCTGACTATAAGAAAGCAAGACAAGTATTTAGTGATTTTGCCTCTATACAAAATGCTCAGGAGCAAGGCTTACAGTTCTCTAAGTTACGTCCTGAGGAATTAAAAAGGCTAGTAAAAGACCTTTCAGTAAGCGAGAAGGAAGCTTTCAGGATTGGAGTGAGAGAGAATCTACAAAAGGTTGTCGCTAATACGGCCGAAGGAGCAGATCCAGCAAAAAGAATATTCGGCAATTCTTTTAAGAGAAAGCAGATTGAAGCGATTTTCCCAAGTAAAGAGAAATTTAAAGGTTTCGAAAAGCGCATGATCGAAGAGGTTAATGCTGCCGATACTAAATTCAGAGTTTTAGGTGGATCAAGAACAGATATTAATTTGGCTGACGAAGAAGCCTTTTTAGGAAAGCTAGCTCAAACAGGTGGCGCAGTTGCTACAGGTGGTAAGCTACCAATTATAGGGGCTGCAATATCATCTATTAAGAATAAATTTGGTGGGATAAGTGAAAAAAATGCTAAGGCATTAGCTAACATTCTTGTAAAGAAGCAAAACAGTATTAGCGCCCTAGAAAACATCTTAATAAAAGAGCAAAATCAAGTGCAAAAAAGGCTTATAAGTGAGTATATAAACTCAGTTAGACCAGAACTATTAACCACCCAAACAATACAAACACAAACAGATAATTAACTATGGCAGGATTTAACGGATCAGGAACATTTGAAAGAACCTACGACTGGACAACAGACGAAGGCAACGGAATAAATATCGAAGCCCCAAGAATGGATACAGAGGATGATGGTTTTGCAACAGGTCTTTCAACTTGTATTACAAAAGACGGTCAAACAATAGTAACCGCTAATATCCCTATGAACTCCAAGAAGTTCACAGGTTTAACAGTTGGAAGCGCAAGAGCAGATTCTATTTCATTAGGACAGGTTCAAGATGGAACTTATGCAACATTAGGAACCGCCGGAGGAAGTGCCGATACTTACACAGCAACACCAAGTCCAGCAATAACCGCTTATGCAACTGGATCAAGATACATAATCAAGATTAATGCTGATAATACAGGAGCTTCTACCCTTAATATTAGTGCAGTTGGTGCTAAGAATATCAAGAAATATGACGGTGCAGGTGCAAAAGTAGATGTTGAGGCAGGAGATCTACAACAAGACCAGTATTATGATATATTTTATGATGGGACTGATATTGTTGTTTTGAACCCTCAGTTGCCTTATATAGATCTTACAAATGCAACAAAAACAGCAGGACAGATAGTCCAAGTTGTTAATACCCAGACAGGGGCTGTTGCTACAGGGACGACCGTTATACCTAGTGATGACACTATTCCCCAAAATACAGAGGGTGATGAGTATATGACGCTAGCTATTACACCAACAAATGCATCTAATATATTATTAATTGAAGTTGTTATTAGTGGTGCGCATACCGCAGCAGGAGGGGCACATATAACGGCCTTATTCCAAGATAGCACATCAAACGCACTAGCTTCAACTTTAACAACTCAAGCTTCCGCCTCTGGCGTTTCCTGCACATCCTTTATTCATAAAATGACAGCTGGAACAACTTCAAGTACTACTTTTAAAGTTCGTGCTGGGCCCAATAGTGCAGTTACTTATACTTTTAATGGTTCGGCTGGCAGTCGACTTCTTGGTGGTGTAATCCCCTCTTCAATAACAATAACTGAAATTAAAGTATAATTATGAACAATATAATAAAAGCAATACAAGAAATATATCCTGATATTAATGGAGGTTTTGTTTATTGGGAAACTAAGCAAGATGGGTCTCTTTGGGATAATCCTATTGATGGATTAAAATGGGAAAATACGGAGTATAATAAACCATCTTGGAGCGATATTGAAGCTAAATTAATAAACATTTCTTTAAAAGAATCTAAAGAAGTCAAGAAGCAATTAATAAAATCCCACCGAGACACCCAATTCGGCGAACTCCTAGTCTACAAAGCAATAGACGGAGTTGATCTATACCTAAAACCAAAACCTCAAGAAAATATATTTCTTGCTGCTCTTGCAATGGCTGATGGAACAACTAAAGACTGGTATCCTTACGATATTAATTGTGTTAAACAATCTTCTTTAGTGGCAATAACTAAAGAAGATTTACTATCTATAGCTGCTCACTATGAGACAAGAAAAACTACATTCTATAATCTTTGTAATGAGATGTGTTTTGAGATTGATGCTCTTAATACCATTGAAGAGGTAGAAGCTTACGATATTAACAACATTACTATCTAATGATTTATGATTCATTACCAAAGCGAATTAAGAATAAGGTTAAGAAGATTATCTCTAGTATTAAAAAATCTATTAAGAAGATTAAATATAAATGAAAAACATGGAAGATACAGTAGATAGTAATATATCTAGGGTTGTGTCGTTGGGTTGGGACACTATAGCAACGGCTAGCTGGGGAGTAATAGGAGTGATGGGCGCGTTTGTTGTGTGGCTCTTGCGTATTATTGGTGGAATCCAATTCAGCAATTGGAAGAAAGGAAGAGATGAGATCAATAAAAAAATACAGCTCTTAGAAGAGAGTGTTGTAGGATTGGAAGAGGTTGTTTATTTTACAGACCCTATAGAAGGAAAAAAAACCAACCTCAGAAGATACGCAGTCCATCAATTCATGGCTCAGAAAAACATCCTTTATATGATTGACGATCATGTTGATAAGCTTAACGATAAGATTGATGCACTTGGCAATGAGGATAAGGAATTACTAAAGGAAATAAAACATTTATTAACAACTAAAAAACAAAATGAAACTATCAACAATATTTAAATCAAGCTTAAAAATAGTAACCGTATTCATCCCACAAGGAGCATTAGCAAAAGTAGCAGCAGGGATAGCAATATGGGCCGTAGAGTCTTTAGTTAAAAACAGCAAGACAACCGTGGATGATGAGGCTTTGAAAGTGGTTAAGAAAATAGTTAAAAAAACTAAAAAGAAATAATGCAAACAGAATCTTTAAAGAGAAAAAACTTTAGCCCAGAAGAGTTCTTTAAAAGCGAGACAGCTTGTGAGCTAAACATTAACAACACTACTAATGATCCAGATATCCTGATCAATCTTAACTTCACTGCAAGTAAAATGCAGGAGATAAGGAATCTATTAGAAGCACCAATAAGAATAAGTAGTGCATATCGTTGCTTAGATCTCAATAGAGCAGTAGGGAGCAAAGATCATAGCCAACACATCAAAGGCCAAGCTTGTGATTTTGTATCCCCTGGATATGGAACGCCTAAACAAATCATCCACTATCTTAAAAAGAACAATATAGAAGTAGATCAGTGCTTGTGCGAAGGCTCATGGCTTCACGTATCCATTAAGAAAGAAGGCAATAGAAATGAGTTTGCGTACTTCCTTAAAGACGAGAATGGAGTTAGAAGAAAAGAGATAATTAAATGAAGAAATTCTGGAATACCTACGGAGGAATAATAGTAACAGCAATCATTACTACATTATTCTTAGTGTCTGTAACGCAATGCAGTAAGCTATTAAAAGAAATAAAGCTAGAACAAGCTCCTAAATAGACTCAAGTCTGGCAATAAAATACTCCTCACCTTTCTTGACCTTAATCTTCTTTGCGAATCCTTCCATTATATCTCTGTCATTAAAGCCATATTTAGTAGCCATCACATCCTGACATTGTTTGATTCCATTATCCCAGTCCATAGCCATATTACTAAGACCAAACTCAAAACTTATCTTGTAAGGAGGTTCTGGTAATTCTTTCTCTGGCAAAATATTGAGTAATTCCTTTTTGTAGGCTATGTATTTAGATGACTTATATCTTTTACCCTTCCAAGCCTGATTTACTGATAATGGCTTAATATTACACTTTACTTCCACCGTTCCCTTTTTTAATTATTCTTTCCGTACTCCATACTAACTTATAATTGGCGATTGACAATACATGCACCCCATGTGCACCCCTTCGTATTGTCAATCATAAGGGCGGCTAACAACATAAAAGTAATATCATATTTAACTAAAAACGTTGCTAACCATAAACTTAAAAAGGAATATCCTCCATTCCATCATCACTAAACTCTTCTTTATTCTCATTGTTTTGAGGCTGAGGGGCTGCATTGTCCTTTTTACTATCAAGCATGTGCAAAATACCATTAAAGCCCTTAAGAACGATTTCTGTGGTATATTTATCGTTCCCCTCTTTATCCTTCCATTTTCTAGTTTGCAACTGACCTTCAACATAAAGCTTAGATCCTTTGCCTACATATCTCTCTACTATATTAGCAAGTCCATCAGAATATACAACTATTCGATGCCACTCTGTCTTAATTTGCTTTTCCCCTGAATTCTTATCTTTCCATGATTCAGAAGTTGCTAATGAAAAGGTTGCGATTTTCTTTCCATCTTTAGTGTTGGAAATTTTAGGGGCTTCCCCTACGTTTCCTAGTAGTGATACTTTATTTAGCATTTGTTTTTTATTTAGTTGTTAGTATTTCTTTCTTAAACTCTTTAAAGCTTCGCTCTTTATGTTGGTTAAACTCAGATATAGCTTGAAACAATTCCTCTTCCCTTTTAAGTAAATCCCCTCGTTCCTCTTCCAACCTTTCCCTTTCTCGACATATATAATACTCATTATTCTTGTCTATAATTTCCCTTAATGCCCCCGCTAGTATTTCAGCCTTCTTTTCAAGAGGCATATCTTCTTTGTAGGTCTCAAAGCGCCAATGAACCTCTTTATTATCTGACACTTCTTTAATTAAACTAAAGATCTCATTCAATCTATACTCAATTGAGTATAGATTGTTAATTTCATCCCTTAATTCCATTAAAAGTTCCTTATTCATACCTCATTCAATTAAATTAATAAACTACAAGCTAACCCCTCTTGCATCGATAAAGCCCTTCCCCAAATAATATGACCTCGAGTCTATCATTGTTACTCTTTATCTTCCCATTTCGGGTTTCCCCTGTTTGGCTCAGCCTACGGAGTTACAGCTTTATACTTGCTTGCCATAGCTTACTGTCCAACATTCTTTTAATCACCTACTTAGGTAGTTTGTTTATTGATAAAATTACCCGTTCTTTTCAAATTATATTTTTTGATCCAATAATCATATTTCTTAGCAGCGTCTAATTCATCTTCAAATATCTCACTTATTTTTATTCCTTTTTCTTTATTCTGTATCTGCATCTTGAAATATGTCCATTTAGTGACCCCTTTATATAAACTAAACTCCTCCTTGTTATCTTTTGTAGATAACTTCCTATCTTTAATTTTCTTCTGCATATCAGATAAATAATTTTCATCTGACCAAAATAAGTTAGAGACAACATTATTACTAACATCAAGATCCTTATGGAATACGTATCTAGCCCCAGATGGATTAGAAATAAAATTCTTTGCAACTAAAGTTGATACAGACGGATGTTTTGTCATATTTGATTCTAGGTGCTGTAATCTAACCATACAGTGACCTGTTTTCTTTTTAAAGTTCTGCCTTAATATTCTTTCTCTAACTTTTACATATACCTGTTGTGACTCTCGCCACACCTTTCTTTCTAAGCTTTTAATCCTACCAAAGTTACTTACTTGATAGATTCCTTCAAAATCAACAATATCTTCCCATTTTTCACTTAATATATCCTCTAGCGATAAATTTTGGTATGGTTTTAGTTCCTCACTCATATCTTTATTTAGTTATTATAAAACTCTTTCATTGCTAATTCTTCATTTCATCAAAACAGTCTGCCAACCTACCTAGTAAATCTTTTATAGAAAGTATTTCATTAATTAATTCGCGATCAAAAGCATCTATCAGAATCTCTTCCCTATCAGACTTCTTAATCAAGACATCTAGCCAATCAAATGACAACATCAATCTTTCTTTTTCTTCTTTTGTAAATTTATTTATCATAATACTCCTTTAAAGCTAATTCTTCCTCACTACTCAAATAACAATCCTCAATATCAAGCATTACTCCTAATTGCTCTGCCGTCTTAATCAGCCCCATCATATCTTCCATACTTGCCTTAGCTTTAGACGTATATGTCTTAATCCCATCATATTCTGTATAGTACTCATACCTATCTTTAATTATATTATCAACAACATCTTTGTCAATAAAGTGGTCAGGGTTCTGTTCTTTTATGACTGGTAGTATCATGTTAACTAACCTAAAATAACCTCGAAGCTGGTTATAACTTTTTGGCCTCTTAAACTCTTCAATAGTTATGGTAAAATCCTTTGGCTTTCCATAAGCTAGTTGATGCTTCCATTGTTTTAATTCTTCTTCATATCTTGCACTTTCAGCTTTAAGATTACGCAGGTCTATTGCGTTTATAGTAGACTCTTTGTTTTCTCTTGTGAAGGTGAAGCTAGTCATTAATTTTATTATTTTAGTTACGCTTTTATAAAGCGGTAGTAATAACTACAAAGCACAAAACTTTTTCTTCAATGAATCAAACTTGATGTCCAATTCTCCATGCCTTATAATCTCATTTGTTATTCTATGAGCAATTGTTTCAAATTCATTATCAAATACTAGGTAAGTAAATTCTTCTGGTAGCACGCTTAATTCACCTGGAATAGCTTTGGATTGACATTTTTTATTATAATTATTCTGTAGTAACTTATATTGTTCACGCTTTAACCCAGATTGATACTTTAAGTCTCTAAGTCTCCTCTTAAGCTTGATGAGCTTTAACTTCTTCTTTCTATGGAAATGTGTTAGTAATTTTACTATTCTACTCATCACTCTCCTTGTTGTTTGCTAAATTATAAAGTCTTTTGTAAGACTCTATAAAACCAATCTTTGCGGCTGATCTTAAGAAAAGAATCATCATTGGTAAGGCTATAACCATATAAACCTCGATATATACTAAATACATTTCCATTACTTACTCTCCTTATTGTTTGGGTTGGTTAAAATCTTAAAACTCACTTCCATGATATTATATTTAATTGAAGTGCTAACCTCTACACTATTCTTCCTATAGCTATAAAATACCTTAGTGTTGTTAGCATCTATTATCTCTACATCATCTAAAATAACCGTTTCATATTCTTCTGTGAGCGAATTGTCTTTAACATTTATTGCTTCATCAATAATAAGATTCAAATCAAAACGACATAGCTCTAATCTATCTGGATTATTAATGATTATTTTTTCTGGTTTAAAATACATAATTTCATTTATTAAAATAGGTTACGCTTTGGTACAAAGCGGTACTAATCCTCCCCTTCTGGATCTAATATCTTTATCATATCCTCTTTACACATCCTAAGTTTTGCGAATAAGTCTGAGTTATATTTCTTCATAGCATTAATCGCAGTCTTATCTTTCTCTATAATTGATTCTAATTCCTCTACACTTCCACAATCCTCTAATGACTGCTTAATTCTTTTGAAGTTATCCTCAGCAGCTTTTCTTTGTGTTGCTTCCATTTCTCCATTAGCAGCGTTGGCTACTTTTTGGAACTGGTTTTGTTTTGTAGCTGGTTGGTTCGCAGTGTTGCCGTCATCATCATCTTCCTCTATTTCCAATAAAGCAGTGAGATTATATCTTCTCATGTAAGTAATAGCAGAACCTAATTTTTGCGGATCATTAACATCTTTTACTGGAAGTGGAGATGTGCAGCTAAGTAATACTGTTCCATCTTTATAACAAATCTCAGAGGTTAAAGAAGGTCTATAACTATCATCTAAGCCAACCTTATGAGTAGAATAACAATCATTCTTATGTAAGACAGGCTTGATAGCATTTACTATACTTCCTAAATTAATGTATTTTGACTTAAAAAATGGATTATTAGTGTCTTTCTTGAGGCCACATATTTCCGATTGGATAGCTACAATCTTTTCAGACGGATTAAATTCTTTCTTTGCTTTACTCATTGTTGTTTGAATTGATGTTAATAAACTCTTCCTCTAATAAAAAGAAGCACTCCTCAGACGATAGCTGAGATTGCCCTTGATAACTCTGCATAACCCTCCTTACTATTAATGGCCTCTTTATATAGATCTTTAATGTATATGTTAGCTGCCTCTTGACTGATTATTTCTAAACTCACTAACTCTGGCAGGTTTAAGTTTTTACCTAACTTACCACTTTTTAACATTGTTAATTCTTGCTCTATTTGTGTCATAGCTATTTATCAATTGAGTTAAACATATACTTAAGAGAATCCATTTCTGGAGAATCTTTTTTAAAATGCTCTGTGAGTCTTTTTAGTAATTTCCTTAGTTTTATTTTCATCACTATTTATTATTTGTTTAATAAATTCTATTGGCTTCTTTGCTAACTCTATTAAAAAAGGTTTTTTATCTACATCAACCCTAATGTGAGTTGATGATTTTCTATAAGGCTTTCTTGTTTTCCCTTTATCCGATCTTGTTTTTCTAATTTTTTTAGTCATTACGTTTATGTTTGTTAATTATTTAATTAATGTTAACAATAATTATTTACAAGTCAACACTTATTTAAAAATCTTTTTATCCTTTTCCAAATATAGA